GGACGTATCTCTGCGTGAATTGGGCAAGACTCGCCCCACATTTCAACGCAAGGTACTTGAACGATTACTCGTTTCTGTTCATCACCACCTTTAACACCAGGGAACGGAAGTTTGATAACTTGACGTTCTTTCCAAAAGAATGTGTTTGTTGGGTCTGAATCTGGTAGAAATCTCAATACTGCTGTATTGTCGTTTTCCATATTCCAGAAAGGGTATACTGCATCTGACCCTCTGTTTGAGGATGCATTATCTGATGCTTTGTTATCTTGTGCAAGAAGTTTTGCACGGATTTCTGCTAGTGTAGCCATTATTTTCTCCTATATTAGCCTTTATTAGTTGTTTTCTTACTATTAGTTTTATATTAGTTTTTATGTACCATACATATTTCTACTAATGATACTATTATACTTATCTTTATTCCTAAAGTCAAGCACTAAATCAATCTTTTTGAATGGTTTTTAAGCATAAAAAAAGAGAGTTTTAACACTCTCTTTGATTATAGCATAGATAGACTATGAATGTCAAGTAGAAAATTAATTTTCTTTAAGCACTCTGTCTGGGTCGAATTTTGAGAATGCTTCTTCAAGCATTTCAGATATTTGTACGTCTGCTGATTTTGGCTCTACAGTTTCTACTTTTGATTTGGACATCTTCATTAAAGCACCTGCTACTTGCATATCTTTTTTGTCCATACCTCTTGGGTTTGAACGAATTTCGTTAGCAATATCAGTTAAGAAAAAAGAAATCTCTGCCGCTAAATCGTGACCTTTCTTTTTGCCTTTCTTGTCTAACAACGTATCTACTTGAACTCTGTCAGCAAGGTCATCAAATGTCATCGCAATCTTATTAATCTTAATCTGAGCCGCTTCTTCTGGATTGCGTGGTTCAGCAAATTGATTTTTGATTTTTGAGTAGTCATAATTGTCAGAACTTGGCGCACCAAAAGTAATTGTGTTTATTTTTTCGCCAGTCTTTTTGACTTTTGCAGTCATAATTTCTATAACTCTATTAGTTTGATTATCTCTACGATTTTCCATTTCTTCTTCATTTACTTTATGTAGTAATGGAAAAATGTCTTTTAAATTTTCTTCAAATGTAGACTTTGTAAATTTCTTTACATATGCATCTACCATTTCTTCTGACATTTCTTCTTGTGCTTTAGTGCCGTTAAGAGCCATGTCTTCTACAAAACTAGCATAACCTTTTGGTCCTTGAATTCTTTGTATCTTTTCTTTGATAGCCATAACGCTACGTTTCACATTCCAAACATCAGCACGGTTGGTTTCATTTACAAGACCTTGCTTGTTTACAACATTCATAAATTCTTTTAGCCTTGATAAGTTATCAGACATCTCAATGATTGCTTCGCCTACCATATCATGTGTTTCGCCACCAGATGCAACGTGTCTTGCCATTGCTCTTGCACCATTTAAGTGAATAAATGGATATTTAAAACGTTCGCCTTCACCTGTCTCAACAAAGATTGCTGAGATATTACGAGAACGAGAGCCACGAGATTCTTCGTTTACTGGCGCTCTATGTTTTAATATTAGTTTTACATTTTCTAATGTTTGACGGCTAGTACGTGACGACCCAGACAACGGGCCCATGCCTTCATTGACTTGGTCATTCATGGTATTCTCCTTATTTTGTTTAACCTTATATGCATAATTCTTAGGTTCTATATGTTTTCCAAATGAACGAATATCAAAGTCTAGCATGTTAGTTCTTGCTAAAGATTTCAGTTGGTTCATCATATTATGTATTTGTTCGTTATCTATGTCAATATCTTCACCAATATGAAACTTTAGTTCCTTAGTGTTTCCATCGATATGAACCATCATATTTGGTTCTTTAACGTAAAAGAAACGTGCCTCGTCAGGTGTCGCAACGCTCTTGCCACTAGTAGCATCGAACATTTTCATTGCGTGTCCACTGCCCTGCATCAGTTTCATCACTTTTGTTGATATGTCATTTAAATTTATTGCCATAATTATATTTCCGAACTTGTTTTATGTATTTATCAAAATATGATAGGAAGCGGCTCGTTATATTCTGCTTCACCATCTAAACTCTCACCAAGCATCTCTTCATAGCCCTCTTCAAACCGTGAGATGAATTGTATTTGACGAACACATAAAAGGGTTGCTGAAACTAAATCGTCTGTTTCGCCCGTTTTTGCTTCATAACTTTTACCCTTTGCTATGAATGTTTTCAACTCTCTTATGAAGTTCTTACTTGTTGGCACCATCTTATCACTTTCAAGCCAAGATTTCATCTTCATACAAGCCGTAATTTTTGTTTTATAAGTTGTAGTGAAACCTTTTCTGGAAACTCGTTGTCTACCTTTCTTCTTAGGTTCATGTAAGAATGTGCCAGGAAATCTGTCTTCTTCCATTTCTTCAATAACGATAAGAGCGGCTTCACCCAATGAGTTATTCTCTACTGACCAATAAATATCAGGACTAGTATTTCCTAGTTCTCTCATCTCATCTTTAATGATAGTAAGAACAGTGTGCATCGTCTGTACTTGCCCTCTCACATCTGTTCTGTTATTCTGCCATTCTGCAACTTGCACTAGTTCTGGCAATGCCCATACTTGAATAGCGGCATTATCTCCACCTGTTCCCATTGATGGGTCTAAACCAATAACATATGTAGCATCTTTGTTTATATTCTCATACCATCTAATCTGTCCTGTTCTCAGGATTGGTTCTCTGCCTTTAATTCCTGCTAACTTCAGACTATCTACTAGTGTTTCATCATAAGCAATAAACTGACATTCATGTTCTCTTAAGAAACGTTCTTTACCAACACGTGCTTCTTCTTCAACTGACCACTGTTTATCTCTGTCTGGATGTTGATTCCACAATGCTTTGTATGGTTTGAAACCATTTATACCCACATCTGTTTCATTTCCGTAGTCATCTAGTCTTTTGTTAGCACCTGACCAAATCATAGCAAACTGGTCATCATCGTTATTTGGTGTTGATGTGATAATCGCTTTACCACCTGTTGCTAGTGTTGGAGATATAGAAGTCCAAAACTCTTTCGCAATTGTTGGTCGCACGAATGCAAACTCATCTGCGTATAGTAAAGAGATTGAAAGACCACGACCAGTATTTTCTGTTGTTGCTTGAGCAATGATACGAGAACCATTATCAAATTCAATACTACCTTTGTTATAGTTTGTTACACCAGCACGAATAAAATCTGGACACATCTCATATGCATATCTAATTCTGTGCATAATCTCTTGGGCACCAGAATATTTGTGTGCCGCAATAAGAATTGTTTGGTCTGGATTGAACATTGCATACCATAACAGATAACCAGCCGCAGTTGTTGACTTGCCCATCTGTCTGCCCAACATAGATATAGAAAATCTATAATTGTGATATGAATTTGTTAATTCAGTTTGGTACTCATATGCTTTATACAACATTTGACCTGCCGTAGGATGCTGAATCATAAAGTAATGATTCAGAAAATAGAATGGGTCATTCATGCACTTACTGAATTCTAATAGTTGTGCATTACTAAATTGTGTCTTTGCGTATGGTTTTTTAGTTAAATCTGCCATTAAATACTCACTTAATTATAATAGTATTTATCATTCGTTAGAACTTAATAATGTGGCATATGTGATAAATACTATTGATGATTGGGGGATTCCCACCTTCGACATCATTACATGGGAGAAATAAAAATGGCAAGATATAGAGGTTTAAGAGCAGTCGCTGGAATGCGTAAGGTCAAAGTTAGACGTACTATCGATTTAAGAGAGATGGCTGACTTTGGTTCAATTACATCAAGCGGTGATGATTTACCAACTAGAGGTGCAGGACATACTTCTGCGGCGTTAGGTTCAACTGGTAGAACACGTGGCTATACTGAATTAGGAGCAATTACTGGTGTTAAAGTTGACACACAGGACTTTGGTGCTATTACAGATACAGCGTCTTCTGTTATCAGAAACAATGACGAAACTTACGGTTACTAATCTACTCTGAAATATTTTAGAGAACCCGGCTTTATGTCGGGTTTTTTAATGGGCGCCCATAAAAAAAGTCTCACTGAGGAGACTTTCTTTATTTAAATTTTTATATGTTATTACATACCTGACAATTTTTTAAGTCTGTCCATATCTGAAGATTCATTTGGCTCAGTAACCTCTTCTTCTTCCATATCCATTCCTTCGAAGTCACCAATAGTTGTCTTAAGTACAGTTCCGCCATCTGCATACCAACCAGCACCAGTAATATTTGCTTCAATGTCGCTTAATGCAAACTTTCTATTTTGAAGAAAATCAGGCTCGCCATCTTCGTCTGCTACATGCATGCCTAGAACTACTGTTCCGTTTTCGCCTTCAATATCACTTTGAATTTCAAAACGATGTCCTGACCAATTTTTCATACTAAAAAACATTCTATCTTCAGATTCTAAATCCATTGTTTCGTATGCTTTTTTGAAATCTGCCCAAACTGATTTATCTTCAGTAACAACAGATTCATTCTTTTCTGCCGCACATTCATCACATGTATCAATGTCGCCGTCTGTTTCGTCTTTTATCCATTCACAATCAGCACAACCTTCTGTTGCTTCGTCTAATGACTCATCGGCTTTTTCTTTTTTATCTTTAGCCGCTTTTTTCATTGACTCTTCTTTGTCGCCATCTTTATCTAAATCTAAAAAGTCTGGCTTTGATTCTTCAATAACTTCCCATTCGCTACCTGATGATGCACCTTTCATTACTGCGGCATACTTTGCTTCTTCACGTGATTTATATGTTTCATCTGCTACGCCATGTCCACGTGATTTATCACGGATTTTATAACCTTTTGCTTCTTCAATTGGCTCATCTGTTTCTTCAACTGTTTCTTCAACTGTTTCTTCAACTGCTTCATCTTTTTTGCCATTCTTCTTATCCTGGTATGCTTGTAATCCAGGTGGAAGTTTACCTTCTTCGATTTCGTTGAACTCTTTCATCATCGCTTCATAGATTTCGTTTTCGTCTAATGAATATTCTAATGGATTGTCACCTTTTGAAGGTGCTTTGTCTAAACTTTTCTTCTGTTTAGAAATGCTTTCTGGAGATTTCTTAGAGTAATCATCTAAGTCCAATTCGTCATTTGCTTCAGTAGGCTCATAAACTTCTTCGTTTACTTCTTCTTCAGCAACTGCTTGTGCATTAGAAAGACCTGCTAGTTTCATTAATCTGATGATATCTTCTGGATTTTCTGTAACAGTTTCCTCTGATGTTGTTAAGGTATATTTCTTAGTCATTTTCGTCTCCTGTTATGACAGATGGAGTAGATTTCTCATCTTTCGACATTTGCTCTGGCGCAGGGTCAGTTGCAGGTGTTACACTTAATTCGTTCTCTACAACATCATGCTCTTTTTTCTCTAAATCATTTAAAAACTTATCTACAAAAGTTTTACCATATGTCTTGCCATCGTCTGATGTTTCATCATAATCTGATGCCAATAATGCCTCTTTATCTTCGTCAACAACCTCTTCTTCTGGTTCCCATCCTTCAGGATGAACAGCAACGTGTGTAAGATGCATACCAAGTAAATCACTTAGTTGTTGTCTTAAAATGTCTGCTGATAATGGATAGCCAGTTGCTATATCGACTTTTGAGACTTTTGAATTCTCTACGTCTTTGAAAAACATTGGGTTCTTAGTGATTGGTGTAGTAGATGTTTTTGACATCGACTTAAGGTCATATTTTGACAAGAATGTCTCAATACGATTTGCACCTGCTTCATCTAAGTCGCAACAGAATCTTAATGTAAATTTGTGTTCTTTAGTGGACTCTGTTAAATATTGTTTAAATGTTTTCATAACGCTTTCCAAATATGTTTTAAAGTATAATTGTTCTATTCTTATTTATCATTTTTAATGTCTTTTTGGGCATTGTCAATGCGTTTTAATAGTTCATTTCGGTCAATTGTGATTGCTCCGTCACTTTCTAGTTCTGAACCCTCTGGTAATGACTTCTTAACGTTATGGTCCAACTTGGCTTTTTGTAATTGAAGATTAATCATCTTCAGTTTTCTATCAACTTTACTATCTTTTGCTTCCATAGCCGTTTTTAGCATCTGATTTGCTGTTTCTAGTAACTTAGCACCCGCATGTACTTCTACATTCATTCCTAGTTGAACTAAATCGTTAAATGCATCTAATGCCTTTTGATGAATATCATCCATCTCCTTATCATGTTGATTAAGGTCTTGTACAAGTGGCAATGCACTGTCAATCTTTTCAGTAGTTTTTAACTCTGAATAGAGAATATTAGTTAATTCTGTAGATTCTTCAATTGTAGGAGTTTCTTCTTCTACTTCTTCAACAGGTTCTTCTTCTGCTGGACTTATATTGAATGTTTCTTCTAGTTTCTTTGTCATAATACACACTCTTAATTAATTATATTCGTATTTATCAAAAATAAAGTTGCCGTTTTTTGTAGTCATAGTAGCGATACAACTAATGGATAACGGCATCCTCACCTTAGATATAAGTAACTTATATCGGTCCTAAGGTGTGTTATCTTGGTTTAATTGGTTTCTTAGGTTTTTTGACTGCTTTAGGTTTCTTAGTATTAGAGTAGATATCACCCTCATTAAGAACTCTAAACTTCATGCCTCGTTTTTTTGCCCAATGTGTAGCGGCATCCCACTTAGCATAATTTATTGCTACTTGTGCCTGTTGTGCCCTACCACGTGCAAATTTAGGATTAGATTGATTAGCAGGTTTTATTTCAATTAACTCTGCGTTCTTTTTACCATTCGAATCTCTGTATACAACTACAAAGTCAGGAACATATGATGTTAGTTTGCCAGTTAAAGGATGTTTGTATGTTATTCTGACCGGTTCACTTGCCCATGCCATAACATTTGGATTATTGTCACAGAATTGCATAAACGTTTGTTCCCAACTACTTCTAAAAACGGGTGAACCATTTCCTGAGTATTTTTCTTCGTTTATTACTGTGTATTTGCCTTTGTGAAATTTTGCCATTATTTAATAATTGCCCTTGCGACATAAGTGTTTGGAGAACGAGGAGCAAGTTTGCCCGTCTTGTAACCAAATCGCAAAGCATTATTAAAGATGACTGCACCTAATTCTGTGAAATCAGATTCTTCTGAGAGTTCGTCTATGAAATCGTATGAGTTTACACCGTACATTCTTGCTATTTTTGTAATTTCCACAGCATACGCTTCTGCTTTTTCTTGTGCGAAGCCTTTCTTTAATAATTTTGCTGTTAATATATCTAATTTCATGTCTATCTCTTATTAATCAAATAGTTTTCTATTTACGATTTGTTTACTAACACCTGTGTGATTTCCTGTGTTAATAACTTTTCTATCTGTGTTTGTAGCAGGGTTGATTGCTGGTGTACTTGTTATGAAAGCACCTTTGTTAGCATTAATTGCCGCATCTAAAACTCTTTGTCCATCTACTGTCAAGTAGTTACTTGATAAGTTACTTGTCATTGCTGACTGAACTTCATTTGCAAGGCCTCTCATTTGGTTTTTAAAGTCAAAAACATTATTTGAATTAAAACTACGATTTCCAAATGTTGCACTTACCAACTCTTGTACCATTGCATCGCCTAAATCAGGAGAATATGGAACAAACTGAGTGTTAGGTGGATTACTACTTCCAACACCGCCAAATGTTGGCACATCAGGATTTAGATATACTGATTTATAAGTAGATTCATCTCTAGCGTTAAAATCATCTTTTCCCGTTTTGTTGAACTTGTTCGCTCTTGCGGCATCTAATGTACCAATACGAGATTTTAAAGCCATCTCTAATGCTTCGTTACCTTGTTCATTAGGATTTTGTAGTTGAGCATTATATAATTGCATCAACTCATTAAGTTTAAAGTTTGTATCTCTATCATTCGCTTCATCTATGATTGCTTCTTTTCTAGCAATCTCTTCTTCAGTTCCTGCAAATTTATCTCTTGCTTCTTGTTCTGTAGGATAGGTATAAACTGCTGTTCTAGGCTCATAAACTAATGTGTCCATTATGTAATTCATACCTTGCGTCATCCAATCTGGGAATGTTACGCCTTCTTCTGGTTTTCCTAATATTATATTTTCTGGCTGAAGTGTTAGGTCTAACGTTCTCAATTCAGCAACACTATAGTCACTACCCGAAAACACCATACCAGTAACTAGAGGATTTATTAATTCAATTTTTTGAATTGTTCCTTGACCAATATTTCCTGCAATTGATTGTTCCATGCCAGAGTCATTAGCAGAATCAAGGTTACCAAAGAAATGATATATTGTTACCTTTTCAAAATGCTGATGATAGTAGTCATGTTCATTACTTGGTAACTTTCTACCATGTCTATTGTTGCTTGTGATAACTTCTTCTGCTGTTGCACCAGTTACTTCTGCTGATTGGTTCTTAAAGAACTTACCATATATTTGACTGGCTATATCAAATGCTTTACCATCAATTGAATCGTACATCGTAAGACTTACTTCTGGAAAGTCAACACGTGTTGGAATATAAATTCGTTTACCGTATTGGTCAACGGGCATACTAGATGTTTGAATTGAAATTGGAGATACCGATTTTGCCAACACAGATACGTCTGGTAGTATCTGTGAACTACCTTCAGTAACTGTGGTGAATTCTAAAAAGAATAAATCCGAAAGTTTTGGTGCTGTACCACCAAGAGTACGATTGCCAGCGCCCGCAAAACCAAATCTATGTTTTGCGTTAGCACTGTCCGCTAAAACTCTTCCTGTAGTGTTCTTAGCACTTTGTCTTTCATCAGCCATTGGCTTGCGCCTCTATTAACCTGCTGAAGATGAATTGTTTTGGAATGGAATCTCAGGCATCAAATCATCATTCAACATAGCATTATCATACTGTAGTGTCAATGTGATTGTAACTGGGTCTGAAACCGCATAATCAGTTTGTGAATAGTCTGCATTAGTAACAAAACAGCCCTCTAGTTCCCAAGTTTCAGTCGCATTACCTGAGTTACCATCTAAGATTTCAATCAATGTTGAAAACTTATAGTTAGTACCTGCTGAAGGACCTCTTTGAGTTCTATGGTCTAATTGTGTCTGTACTTGACGACCAACTAATCTAGTCAAATTGTTTGCGATATCATCACGTAAAGTAATTGTAATCGGTTCCCATGTGTGCTTACCCATAACATACATACGTGAGTTGTATGAATCTAATGGAATTGACTCATGTGAAACTTTTGGACGGGATACATTCATAACCTGTCTCGTAAATTCTTGTGTGCTTACACCTACACCACCAAAACCAGCAACTACTACACGGAATCTATAGTTAAGTTTTGGTTGTAAAATACCACTCGTTGAGGCTCCATTGCCTGAATCAGTAGGTACACCAAATGTGTCTAACGTTCTTGCCATTTTCTTTATCTCCTATAATAGTGTTGTGAACTATGGTTTAACACTAGTATTTATCTATTTTAGTAAAAATTAAGTCGTAAGTTAATATGCACCCAAGAATTTCTTATTACAACCACATTCACAACCTGGTTTGCAATCACAATCTATGATTTTATGTCCACATGAACACCATTCGTTTGAGTATATAATGTCTGGGTCTGGTACTATAGTACTTTTTGTTTGTAATTCTTCTTCTACTTTAGCAATCAATTTCTCAAATCGCTCTTTTTCAGCACACGGCAATTTCATTTGACTGTAAATTGCTTTATAGTTTGCTAAAAGTAATTCTAATGTTTTAGTATTCATATTTAAAATTTGTTCATATTAAAACTAGTCTCTGTTCTGGATGGAGTAAAATACTCTTTCCAGTATCTATTTCTTTCATTAGTACTTGTTCTGTTTGCTTCGTGTTCTTTATATTTCTCAATATAATGTTTAAACTGCTTTTCAGTAAGTTTCATCATTCGCCTCCAAATACATTATCTACTTTTGTTTTAGTCCATGGTCCTCTATTCATATACTTAGAAGAGATTTGAGTTTGTTTACCAAATAGTTCTTTTGGTGCAAGTATTGTGACCATATATTTCTTATTCACATTATCAGTGCCAGTCACTTCAATCTCTATCTCATCATGTTTCTTACCAGCAAAGGTTACGCCGTGTCCTGTCATAAATCTATGCACTGCTTCAGTTAATGACTCATTCGTAGATATAATAACTTCTGGCATCTTCATACTAGATATATCTTTGCCTATACTATCTTTGTATTCTTTAG